AGAGCATGGCATCGTCAGGGGACCTCATGCCAGAGTCAGGGGCTGTCAGTGCGGCAGCAGGTGCTACAGCGTTACCCTGAGTGAGAGCTGCTTGTGGCGTAGGTGCAGGTGGTAGTGAGTCATAATACTGGCTACGTTGAGCAATGTAGTCAGAAATGACATTCTCAGGCACTTGGTTGTTACGCATTTTAGCGACATCAGCTTGAAGATCAGGGTGCAGCATTGAAGTCTTGTTAGTGCTCAAAGCACCACTTTGATTAGGCATCATGTCGTTCTGTCCTTGATTTAAGAATACGGATGCTCTCGTAACGTACTCTTTGGTTTCCTGTGGCAGCTTGTCGAAGTCTGCACCATCCTCGATCCACTTAGCAGTCGCTGTTGGACCCATGTTAAAAGCAGCAAGAGAATGTAATGGGTTATCGAACTTGTGATGCTGGTTGTAACCTTTGACATACTTGGCTGCTAACGTGCGTGACTTATCTATGTCAGTAGCATCAGCCTCACTGATGTTCGTAGGCATCTTGTAGCCCATCTGGTGCAGGTTCTTACGAAGAAGCTGGTAAGGGCCAATAGCGTCTTTCTTGCTGACTGCACCCACTGCCTGTGCATCATTTAGATGGCCTGTCTCACTATGTCTAATGGCATCCATCAATGCTGGTGTGGGGCTACCGTCTAAATTGAGTAGTCCACTTGGAAATTGCATGTGCTTTAATCTCCACCACCGTAGCCATCACCATAGAGATACATTGAGTTGTTACCTGATCCACCAAAGCCAAAGCCTGTTGATGAGCCGCTATTGCCATACCCACCGTAAACCATAGGCTGCGCTTGTGGTTGGAAAGAGTTTTGGAATCTCTGACCCATACCCATGCCAGCCATAGCACCGCCGAAAGCTGCTGTAGTTGGATCAGTAAGATTAGGTCTCACGTTACCTGCTGTCTGTGGAGCACGACCAAGGATGCCAGCGTTAAACTTGTTGTACATGTCTAGCTCGAAGTCACGGTTGCCCTCGAACCTTGCCCTGTCATCATTCATGCGGTTCTGATCGTCTGTCTGGAACATCGAGCCAGCGTTAGCCATATTACCTGCTGCTGTATTACCCATACCAAAAGCATTGTTGTAGGATGTAGACAGGCCAGCATTGGCGTTCATCATGTTCGAGAACTGTGCATCTTGGTTCTTAAATGACTCGTTCCTTAACCTGTCCTCAATTCCAGCCCTTGTGTCAGCAGCGCGGTCCATGTAGCCCCGACCAGCTATAGCCTCTGCTACACCAGCTCTTGAGCTGTTAGTGTTACCAGAAGCTGAAGCTCCCATACCAATGCGTGTGAGCGTGTCTTCTTCTAGCTGGCGTGTACTGTCACGCAGCGCACGATTAACCATAGGGTCAGCGTTTGCGTTCACATAGTCTTCTGCGACACCTGCGCGGTCTGCACTAGCTCGGTTGTAAAGGTCAGCATAGTTACCACTAAAGCCACTGGCAGTGTTCATGATGTTACCAGCGTTGCCGAAAGCATTGTTGCCGAAGTTATACATATTGTTGGCAGCGGTATTCTGCATGTCATTCATGCCAGCATATGTAGGACCACCGTAGTAACCAGCAGCAAGAGCTGAGTCTAAACCAGCCTTACCACCCTTATACATATCTTGGACGTAAGGTCGGGCATCGGTGTAGCCCTGCGCTTGAAGGGCTGATGCTCTGTCCATTGCACCTGCTTGTTTCTTTGCTGCTTTATTAGCCATTACGCCGCCGATAACGGCACCTGCTATTTGACCCCATACCATATCGTATGTTCCTTCTCTTATGTTTTATACCGCAACCCATGCCGTACCGTTGTAGACATATAGACCATCGCCAGCCCCTGTTGGGTTCCACGGTGACACTGCGTACCTGACCATGCCTCTGATCGGGTTAGCAGGTTCATTCTCGGTTACTTGGATAGCTGCTTGAGCTAGAGTACCAATGGCTATTTCTATCCGTTGCATTTCGTCTTGAAAGTACCGCCTGACACCTGCCTCTAAGACTGGGTACTGGGTACGCTGGTAGGTCTGAACGACCACATTGGTCTTATCTGATACTGCCATCTACCTTCTCCCAGTCGCTGTCACCTCTAGGTCGAAACCTGAGATTTCAAAGTCCTTGTTGTCTGGGATGGTGACTCTGTAAGACAGGTAGCGACCCGCTGCCCTGCTATCAATCTTATGATCTGTAGCAACATTGAAGACTTGAGGAGCTTGATACGTTGGAGTAGCTCTTGGAATGTCTGACGCACCAAACTCAAAGTTCATCGTGGTGTCTGCCGTATTGATTGTGTCAGCTTGTGGGTAAATCCTTGTGCAGACCACATACTGAGATGCAGTCATCCCTGCCTCGTCCAAGTCTATGCCTGTTCGTTCAAGGTACACTGGCTTTGTTGCTTCAGTATCAAGCTGGAAAGCAATCTGTCCTAAGTCAGATAGGTCAATACCATATATCTTGTCACTGGTAATACCGTTAGCAGTCAGTGTCTCCCCTACCATCAGCGTGTGCTTATCGAAGCTGTCTTGCTGTTGGTAGTAAGTACCACCTGTGAGGGCATAGGTTGTCGTGCTTGTGGCGTAGGTTGCCACTGAGTTGACTGATGCAACTGTGCCGCTGCTTACATTTGGTAAGTCCATGAATGACCATGTGTTACGTCTGTAGTTATAGACCGCTGCGCGGTTGCATCTATCAGCATCAGGAAATGCGACATACTGATCACCCGACTGGTAGCAGAAGTAGATTTCGTTCAAGGTAGGATTATGCTGAACAAAACAAAGGTCAGCCGCTGAGTTGTTTAGCGAACTAAAGATAAAGTTCTTGGTGCGCTCATCGCAGATAGACTGCTTAGAGTTACCATCATGTGTGTAGATGTCGAAGGGTCCAAAGACAAAGTGTTTACCTTCGATCTCGACAATACAGTTCTGGTTGATAACACCAGCATCAGTAAACAGTTTTCTAAAGTTATGGATAAAGGTGCCACCTACAAACTCCATGAGCCACACTTGGTCACGGGCATAGATGATAAAGTTAGTTCCTAGCGTTCCACCATCGACAATCTCAGTCTCAATCTGCACAAGGTCATTGAAACCTGCTGACTTCGTGGTATCTGTAGCATCCCATGAATCTGGTACTGTGCCAGCTTGTGTAAGGTTTGAGAAACGTACTCTTGCAGGGAAGTTGGTAGAACCTTCTGTCATGTTTAAGGCAATCAACTGATCTCCATAAGACCGCAAAGCTGCTGCTCTCCATGTGCTATCCCAGTTAGGTAGGTCAGCAAAGGTTGTACTGCTAATATCTCTGTAGACTGGTACACGGTCTGGTCTATTGATATAGGTCACATCAGCAAGAGAGGTGCCTGTGTATGGGCGGGGGTCGGTTGATCCAGAGATGGAACCGTTTACGTTTGCTATGTTGCCATTAGCGTACTCTCGAATATCCCAAGCATCAGAAACGACAAGAACAGTATCAAAGCCCACTGAAGGCACAATCCCATAGGAGAAGCGAGGGCTGAAGCCAAGAGTGTCTTTAATGTTTCTAAAGATAGGCGCACGGCTAACTCTTCCTTCGTCAAAACGCACGTTAAATGCTGCATTGAAAGCGTTGATGGGGATGTTGTATGGGGAAACGTCAGTGATAGTTCCTGTGCTACCTAAGTCGCGGATCGGCAATATCGCCATGATGTAATTGCTCCTCTAGGTGCTTTAGGTTCTGAGTGTTTGACTCAACCATTTCGTTGCGGAAACTTTCGACTGCTGCACCTGTCTGTCTGGACTGTTGTGCGTTCTCGATCATAAGGATCGGAAGCCACGACATAGCGCACCCCCACTCTTCTGTAGGGTCGCCTGTGTTCGGATTAGTGCCTGATATCTTCATGAACCAAGCGCAATCGAATTGACGACAAGGATTGAAGCTGTCGAGGGGACAGTTCTGTTTGACCTCAAGTTTCATGGGTTAGTCTTTCTGAGCGACAATCACATCAACATAGGCAATATCAAGCTGGTTAGGTGTACCTGTGAAAGCACTGGATACAGCTAGTGATCCTACGCCGTGATTGTGACCACCACCGCCACCAGCGGCGGCTGTAGTAAATGGTGGGCTAGATGCAGAGCCAACACCAAACTGTGCAGCACCGCTACCTATTGGTGACAGACCAGAATACCCTGCTTCATAGTTGGTTCTTAGGTTTACACTACCTGTGTGCGTGTGACTGGGTATCTGTGCGATGGTCAGATAATGAAGTGAGGTTGCTCCTGAGATGGAACTGCTAACTGTACCGACAGCCGTGGCATCAAGTGAAGACAGCGCATTGGTTCCACCAGTTCCGGCAGTGCCTGAGACAACGCGGAGTACTTTGTCATCATTGGTTGTATCTTTAGTCCAACCTGTTGGGGCTGCGGTCTGCTGAAACAGCATCCTTGTGCCGCTTGGGAACGCTGGGGTTGTCACTGTGTTTAGGTCAGTGTGTGTAACAGTAACTGCACCTGTGATATTCGGGAATGTAGCTTTGATGGCTGCTTTGATTAAGCGCATGTGATCGTCTGCTTGGGCAAGCCCGTCCGTTGCTACTGGGTTGGTGGCGACAAGTGAGTCTATGTATGTGCCTGATTCCAAAGCCATCTTAGTTTCCTTATGTTTTCTGGGGTGGACCTCTCATGCAAAAGGCCGGAACAACAACAACAACGCCGAGGGTTTAGCTCTCTTTTGAAATTGATCTTGTTTTACGGTGTACGGGGGTCAGAATCTTGGGTAGGAGTCCCGAGGATGCCGAGCGCGCCAACTAAGTGACTGATGTTCCTAGGTTTCTTATGCTGCCCGATGTGGCATCGGGTGGATAGAACGACAACACAATCACCAACCATTAGGCATTTGTGATCATTGTCTGTGGTGGGCTAGTTTTAGTTGTTGAAGAAATCGGGACTAAAAACAACCAGGCTAATTAGAGGATAAGTTAGTCACTCTTAGGTATCTTATGTCATCCTCGATCACTTGCTGACTACAGTCATAAGTAATAGAACCAATACAACTACTCTATCGGCAACCTGACGCACTCCTATGAGTCCTGACCTATTCACCCAAGTTCCCTATGTGTGTCTAAGAGGTGGACACAATTGAACCGAAGCCCTACCTTTATGCTGTAGTCCATCAGCAAGCACGACTAGAGGCTTTTAGCCCATTGTGTCGGCTGCTGGTGGGCTACACCCTGCCAAGGAAGCTCGCTGACAGGCTTTGGATGTCTCAAGATACTTTAGTAGTGCTTTTGTTAACATGCCACCACAGAGCAACCTACGGCGATTGAGGGCATGTCATGCAGCGTGAACCCCTACCGAATCACACGATATAGCTGCCCGATGTATATTTGTGTCGCCATTTGTACTTTTGTGCTTGCAAGCGTTGACCGATTCTGTTTAGCTGACAGTAAGCAAGGTCTACTTGTGGCGTTCATCCGATTTGTAATCGGGCGGTTGGGAGTTCGAGTCTCTCCGCCAGCACCATTCGCTAGAACCTTGTGACATCAGGTCGCACGGAGGTTCCAGCGATGACACAAGTAACTAAGGTTCCGACTTTTACCCTAAAGGTCATTCATCCATCATATAAACTAATGGACTGCAAAGCGCAGTTGATCCCGCACCTTGCAAAGCTCGGCTTTATGCCGCGTGACGTTGAGTGCCTTATCACTAACACAATGGCACAACTCAAGAACGGCAAGACCTATTTCTTGTCGTTGGCTGGCGACAAGCCAAGCCGTGCAAACGACTACACCACATCGTTTCAACTTACTTCGATTGGGGCATAGTCATGCAACTTTACGCAAATCCATATGACATTGACGCAACTGGCTTCTATTTCTCTACGCTTGAGGAATACAACGCCAAGGCCAAAGTCAACTTCAACCGCTACGGTCAGTTTGTCGAGGAATACATGATCGACAGCATTGACGGAACGCTGCTTGAGCTTGAACTGGCTTCCGCTATCGGTCTAGCTCAATACAACTTCGCCGCGTACCTCGAAGCCTGTGACGAGTGGACTGATGAGGAAATCACCCGCGCTTGTGTCATGTTCGGCGAGAACATCACAAACGAATGTTTTACCAAGTACGACAGAACCGATGGCGATGACGTAATCCTACACAATTGCGAGAGCTTCACCGAGCTTGCCGAGCAAATGGTTGACGATGGTTGTTACGGTGACATCCCTGACCACCTTGCTGGCTATATCGACTATCAGGCCATTGGTCGTGATCTGTCTTGCAGCGGTATGAGCAAGGT